ACAGGATCAAAATGAATACAGATTACCTGATGAAGTTATCACAGTGCGTCAAGTGTTTCGTAGAGCTATTGGTTCAAGAAGCGGAATAGGAGCTGGCGGCACACTATTTGAACCGTTTAACCTAGCTTATACAAATACCTATTTGATGAGTGGTAGCATGATGGGAGGCCTTGCAACTTATGATGCATTTGCTGGCTATCAAAAACTAGTAGGTCGTATGTTTGGTAGTTATATTGAGTTCAATTGGAAGCCAACTAGCCACTTATTAGATATTCTACAGCGACCTTTTGCACAAGGCGAACAAATACTAGTGCAGAGCTATAATTTCCGTCCAGACTGGGTACTATTGCAGGATATCTATGCCAAACAATGGTTAAAGGATTATGCACTGGCCACTTGCAAAATAATGTTGGGCGAAGCTCGCGGCAAGTTTGCCAGCATTGCAGGCCCAGGCAGTCCAATTTCAATGAACGGTACTGATTTAAAATCCAGCGGAAAAGAAGATCTTGAGCGTCTTGATAAAGAATTGGAAACATTAATTGCAGGTGGCACTGGCTATTATTTTGTAACTGGCTAACAAATTTCTTGACCTTGTAATCTAATTGTTATATACTAGAGCTAAATTAGGGGGCTCTATGATCATAGGTGTGTGCGGTTTTATTGGTTCGGGCAAGGATACTATTGCTGATTATCTTACAAATTTCCACGGTTACAGACGAGAAAGTTTTGCCAACAGCTTAAAAGATGCTGTTAGCATGGTATTTGGTTGGGATAGAACCATGCTGGAAGGTCGCACTAAACAGGCCCGAGAATGGCGTGAACAAGTAGATCCATGGTGGGCTGAACGATTAAACATGCCCGATCTTACACCTCGTTGGATACTGCAACACTGGGGCACTGAAGTATGCCGCAACGGGTTTCATGACGACATGTGGATTGCCAGCTTAGAAAATAAACTACGAAACAGTAAAGACGACATTGTTATCAGCGACTGTCGTTTCCCTAACGAAATTAAATCAATTAAGGATGCTGGTGGTATTGTTATTCGTGTAAAGCGCGGCGAAGAGCCTGCCTGGTATCAAGATGCTGTAGATATGAATGCCGGCAATCATCACATAAATTGGATGCTGGCCAAGACTAGGATGGATAAACTAAAGATTCATGCCAGTGAAACTGCCTGGGTTGGTACTGATTTTGACCATGTTCTAACAAACGACGACAGTATTGATGATTTATATGCCAAGGTACAATCAATTATAAATCTGGAACCAAATCTCCTTGCCGCCATTTGATTCCTTCTTTGTGCAGAACTCTAGCACAATTGGCACATATTGTTTTCAAGTTGGTTGGCCTGCAATTATTCAGGTCACCGTCTGTATGAAACACTGAAAATACTTCTGCATGCGGGCTCTTGAATCCGCACTTGTCGCAATTGTTCTTTTGCCTATAACCCGAGCGATACCACTTGGGCACACCTGCCAAGGCACCGTGTTTCAAGCACACATTACACATACTTCTGTAAAAAGTGCGCCCATTTTTTTTATAATTGACAGCTGTGGGTCGTAGCCCGCATAAACATAGTGGTCTCATATTTTATTTAAGCAAAGCTGGCCTTTTCCAGACCTTTTAATAGGCGTATAACACACCAGAAATTCCAATTTGCTATAAATACATATAGAACATGCACTCATGGAGATTACAATATGGCTCAACTTAGTTCACCCGGCGTAAGCGTAACAGTAGTAGACGAATCGTTCTATACTCCTGCGGCACCCGGCACGGTCCCGTTAATTATTGTTGCTAGTCAACAAGACAAAGAAAATTCAGCTGGTACTGGTATTGCTCCAGGAACAACTAAAGCAAATGCTGGTAAAGTATACTTGCTAACAAGTCAGGCAGATTTAGGAAGCACTTTTGGTATTCCTTACTTTGAAACTGATGCAGAAAACAATCCTGTTAATGCAGGCGAAGTTAACGAATATGGTCTACAAGCAGCTTACAGCTTCTTGGGCGTAAGCAATCAGGCCTATGTAGTTCGTGCAGATTTAAACACTAAAGAATTGATTGGTAGTGCAACAGCTCCAAAAGGATTGCCAACAGACGGTACCTGGTGGTTAGATGTTGGCGCAACAAACTTTGGTGTGTTTGAATGGAATTCAAATCCAGCCACAGTTTCAGAAGGTCAAACATTTGCTCATCAGCATGTTATCTCAATCACTGACATGAACATGGTAAACGATAGCACTTACGCTCCATTACCAAGTATTGGTTCCCTAGGTGATTATGCAATGGTTAGTGTGACTACACTAAACATTTTGTGGACAAAGAAATACTACACAGGCGGCGCACCAGCACAAACCGCTGGTACTTGGGTTAAAGTTGGTACTCCTGAATGGTCACTAGCTTGGCCAACAGCTGCAGGGTCTGTTGTTAGTCCTACTTTGTTAGTTGGCGATGCACTAGTTGTTAACGGAACTTCATTCACTGGAGTAACAACAGTTAATGCGCTTGTAGCAGCAATTAACAATGGCATGCCAGATGGCATCCAAGCAGCCAATATTAATGGTCGTTTGAACATTTATAGCGACGGCACAAGTAATGGTTTCAACGGTGCACCAGACGGTAGCATAACACTAACTGGATCATCAGTTGCAAAATTAGGATTTGATACTACAAATCACGTTTATTTGTCACCAAAGCTAACTATCAGTCCTCATACAAGTGTACCAGAGTATGGCACATTCAACAATGCTGGCACAGCTAACGGTCAGCCATCGGGCAGTCTTTGGATCAAAACAACTCCAGTTAACCTAGGTGCAGATTGGATTGTTAAACGATATAATCTAGCAACCAAAACTTGGATCTCTCAGCCAGTTAAATTGTTCTCATCAACTTATGAAGCATTAGCAAAACTGGATCCAAACGGTGGCGGCATTAATTTACCAGTTAACACATTGTTTGTAAAATACAATGATGACGAGCATCCAGACACGCCTTATGCAGATTTCAAATTGTATTATCGTTCAGGCGTTGGTCAAATGGCTGTTACTACCTCAGTGATTCGAGCTACCACATTCCCAGAACATGGCGGTAATGCCGGCAGCTCACTTTACGCATTTGGTATCCAAGTTACACAACCTGGTTCTAGCAGTTTAACACCGTTCGCTGTTGTTGAATTTGCAGGAACTGGTAATGCGGTGAATGATGCACAATCATTATTGCTAGCTTTGCAGACTGAGCTAGTAGGAACCAATGTTACTGCTACACTAAACAGCAACAACACAATTACAATTAGCCATACTAGCGGTGGCGATATCATGTTTACTGATGACGGTAACACATTGGATAGATTGTTCAGTGTTGGTGTAACTCCTTACTATAATTCTTCAGCAATTACTATCGATGCAAATGAAGAAAGCAATGTTATATGGGGCGATTCCAATGTGTATATTGCCAGTTTCTGGGCAAGCACAGTGGGCTTGACTGGTAATGGTTTTGCAACTCCTAGTTTGGCTCCACCATCAACTGCTCCGGCAGATGGCACATTATGGTACAACACAGATATTAATGAAGTTGACATCATGATCAACAACGGTTATGACTGGGTTGGCTACTTGGATGAAACAGCACAACTTTATAACCAGTCTATCTATGCGGTAGGCGCAGCGTTAGTAACAGACTCTAATGGTCCTTTGGTTACCAGCACAATGCCATCATTCCAAAGTGGCGGTGGACCATTGGCCAACGGTGATATTTGGATTGACCCACAAGATACAGAGGCGTTCCCAACAATCTACAAATTCAACGGCATTACACAAAAGTGGGTACTGGTTGACAACACTGATCAAACTACCACTCAAGGTATTGTGTTTGCTGACGCTCGTTGGAGTGACGACAGTATTGCAGAAGTTGAACAGATGGGTGCTGGCGAGCCAGACACTATTGTTAGTTTGCTAAGAAGCAACTTTGTAGACTTTGACTGTCCTGATCCTGCACTGTATCCAAAAGGCACATTGTTGTATAACTTGCGTCGTAGTGGTTACAATGTTAAGAAATATGTTGTTGGACATGTTGACACAACCAGCATCGACACACGATACAGAGATGGCGGAGTTTATCCAGAAGGTCAACCAATGACTTATTTCCATCCAGATCGTTGGGTAAGCGATGCTCCAAACGATCTGAACGGAGTTGGACAGTTTGGCCGTAAAGCTCAACGTGCTGTGGTACTGAAAGCACTTGAAGCTACCATTATGTCTAATCAAGGTATACGTCAACCTGACACAGTTATCTATAACTTGTTGTCTTGCCCAGGCTACTTGGAAACATACAGCGCATTGGTAGGTTTAAATACAGACAACGGTATTTCAGCGTTTATTGTTATGGATGCTCCAGCTCGTCTAGCACCAGATGCCACTTCATTGAGCAACTGGGGTAATAACACAGCAGGTGCCGCAATTGACAGTGAAGACGGTTTGATTAATACAAACAGCTACAGTGCAATTTACTACCCATGGGGCTACACACAAGACTTGACAGGTAACAACATTGTTGTTCCTCCAAGCCACATCATGTTGCGTACAATTGCTCTAAGCGATAATGTTTCTTATCCATGGTTTGCACCAGCTGGTGTTCGTCGCGGTACAGTAACAAATGCAAGCAGCGTAGGCTATGTTGAAGCAGCTACTGGTGAATTTAAAACTGTAGCATTGAATGTTGGACAACGCGATACACTAGCACACGTGCATGTTAATCCAATTACATACCTTGCAGGAACAGGTTTAGTTGTTTACGGACAAAAGACTCGTCAACTGGTTGCCAGCAGCTTGGATCGTATCAATGTAGCTCGCTTGGTAATTTTCATGCGTTATCAATTGAATCAAATTGCAAAACCATTCATATTTGAACCAAACGATACCATTACAAGAAATGAAATCAAACAGCAAGTTGAAGCATTTTTGCTTGGCCTAGTAGGAGAGCGTGCCTTGTATGACTACCTTGTAGTTTGTGATGCAAGTAACAACACAGCGGCCAGAATCGACGCTAACGAATTACACGTCGATATAGCAATTGAACCAGTGAAATCAGTGGAGTTTATTTACATTCCATTAAGATTAGAGAACACTGGCGCAATCAAAGGCCTTGGAAAATAATTAGGAGAATCTAAATGGCAATCGCATCTCTATCAAACTTTACAGTACCATTAGCATCCGACCAGAGCGCAAGCTCTCAAGGTATGCTAATGCCAAAATTAAAATATCGCTTTAGAATCAGTTTTGAAAACTTTGGAAAAAGCGGTTCAACTACAGAACTTACTAAACAAGTAAGTGAAGCAGTTCGTCCAAAGGTGGCTTTTGCTAACCAAGTAATCGATATCTACAACAGTAAAATCAATTATGCAGGCAAGTACACTTGGGATCCAATCACAGTTAAACTTCGTGATGATTCTACAAATGCTGTGACAACTTTAGTTGGCGAGCAAATGCAGAAACAATTTGACTTCTTTGAACAAAGCAGTGCAGCTAGTGGTTTGGATTACAAGTTCACTATGCGTATTGAAATGCTAGACGGTGGAAATGGTTCAACTACTCCGACAACTTTAGAAGAGTGGGAGTGCTATGGTTGCTACATTGAATCTACCAACTACAACGATATCAAGTACAGCGAAGCTGGTCCAGCAATGATCGATATTTCAATTAGATTTGATAATGCTATCCAGACCAAACCAGATAAAGGCCTTGGTGCACAACAAACAGTACAGAAATTCCCAGGCGGAACTAGCGTACTAGGTAGTTAATAACTAAAACCCACTTCGGTGGGTTTTATTATCACTATTCATTATATACTCACTTTATTTTATCGATAAATAAAGTATGGCATATAATATAGGTTAAAATGACACAAATCCTCCGTGATCAGCAACATGCTGACCATTTGTTTAATGTTGATCAGTTTAGGTTAGCACCTAAGCATAATTTCTTATTCCATGTGGCATTTGGTATCAACAAAGCTGCCTTGGGCAGTGCTACCTTGGTACAACGGCATGGCGAAGAAATTAATATGCTGGTTAAAAGTATTGATTTGCCCAGCTACAAAATAGAAACACAGATGCTGAATCAATACAATCGAAAAAAGAATGTACAGTATCAATACAAGCCTCAAGAGATTGGCATTACATTTCACGACGACAACTTGGGTGTTATTAATCAGCTGTGGCAGGCCTATTACAAATACTACTATGCAGATGCCACAACTGCCTACACACCTGGCGCTTATGAAAGAAATGCTACCAAAGCCTATAGCAGTGCCATGCCAGGCAAGTATGGTTTTGATAACGGCAGTACTAGACCTTTTTTCAACTACATTAAAATTTATCAAATGGCACGCCATGAGTATGTGTTACATCAACTATGGGGACCAATGATTACCAGTTTCAATCACAAAAGAGTAAATTATGCGGATTCCGGTGTGCATGATGTTGACATGAAAATTACATATGAAGCAGTGAGTTATGATACTGGCGATGTTTCAGCAGGTGATCCTGAAGGTTTTGGCACCGGCCACTATGACACTACACCTAGTCCATTAGCTGGTGGAGGCGGTGGAGGCAAATCTGGACCCAGTTTTGTTGGACAAGGCGGACCAAACTCACTAGGAGCTGGCATTCTCAATAATGCACTGAATACTGTGAACAATTATCAAAATGTTGGCGGGCTGGTGTTAGGCGGTGTAGCAGCTGCTGCTGCTGTTGGATTAGGTGCAAGTTTGATAGGCAAAGCAGTTGGCGCACTGAGCGGTTTTAGTTTTCCAGGCGCCAGTGGTACAAACACCAGCAATACGCAAGCAGGTACAGCAGGTACAGATTCTGCCAATCTTGGAGGAAATCCATCAGGGCAACAGGATGAAAACGGACCATGGAATCAACCTGCTGTTACTCCTGACACTCAAGGACAAGGCACTCAACAAAATTCTGCTGAAAATCAAGGATACGACGAAGCAGGGCCTTGGGATTCTAGAGGCACTGGTGCGGTGTCTGCAGGAGACCAAGATACACAGACATGGGATTTTTAAAATATGGCAACTACTAATTTACCAACAACACAAGATCTTACAACAAATGTAAAAACATTTTTTGATAATAAATTTACAAAAACAGTAAGTTTTCCTGCAGGACAAATTGATGCAACTGTGGCATTTTTTGTTAAAAGAAGTTTTGACCAAACCAGTGCTAGTTCAATAGCAATTGTATTATTAAATCAAGCAAGAGCAGAAGGTGTAGACGTGTTTAAACTACTGGATACTTTCAAAAGTCTAACTGATATTCAATTGAGTCAAGTGGTAGCTCAAGTATTAAACGCCAGTAGAGACAAGACCAGCTTGCTGGGTTATAGAACAGCAACAGTTGATAACACGTTTGAATCTAGAAACATATTAGTTTAACATGGCTAAATTCGCAAGAGGCAAATATGCTATTAAGCATCCAGAAAAATATGTAGGAACCAAAACACCTATATATCGTTCAAGCTGGGAGTGGACATTCATGAACTTTTGCGATAACAATAAAAGTGTTCTTAAGTGGGCAAGTGAAGCTGTACAAATACCTT